GACTGAGGGCGAGGCATACAATCGCTGGAAATCTGAAATAGATTCAAATCAATGGCCGGTATACAATAGCGGCGAAGAACTGAATGCGCGGTCGAAAGCCATGCATCAGATCATGGATATGGAATCTGACAAAGCCATAAGGGCGAGGAATTAAAGCCATGAGCGACAGCATCAAAACCCTGCTGACCGAAGGCTACCGCAAGATGGGCACGTCCAAAGGTGGCAAGAAGAAGTCTAAAGGCAATAAATGATCCGACCCATGACCGCGCAGGACATTCCCGTCCTAATCGTATTAGGCGCGGAGATGCACAAGGAAAGCAGATATGCGAATCTGGACTTTGATCCTCAGAAGTTGTGGCAGCTTGGCGAGACGATGCTGGGCAACTCTGATTCATGGCTTGCGCTGGTCGTTGAACGCGATGGCGACATCATTGGATTTTGCTGCGGCTATGTTGCGCCGCATTTCTTCGGCAATGAGCTGACCAGCGGCGACCTTGCGATCTATGTGGTTCCTGAACACCGGGGCGGCACGATAGGCGCGCGGCTGGTCAAGGAATACACCGCTTGGTGCGAGGCGCAGGGCGTTCGAGAGCCTCTGCTAGGCGTGTCGGCGGGCATCACGCCAGACAGGACTGGGCAGTTATACGAGCGGCTCGGATACACCGAAAAATACACCATTTACAAAAAACCGACATCTGTGATATAAATGAATTGAATAAATCTAATTTTGAAAGGCTTTAGCTATGGGTGGTATCTTTTCTGCGCCAAAGGCTCCGGCCCCGCCACCGCCTCCGCCTCCACCGCCTGATAAATCAGCCGATGAAGTCCGTGCCGCTGAACAGATGGCGCGTCGTCGCGCTGCTGGCGCACAGGGACGTGCATCGACCATTTTAACTGGTGTAAACGAAGGTGACACGGAAACAGGCGGCAAAAAAACGCTGCTTGGTGAATAATGGTTGACACCGTTCGCACAACGGCAACGCTGCTTTCATCTCTGTTTCAAGACGGGCAAGCGGCAAACGAAATCACCGCAAACGATATGCGGGATTTGATTGTTTCGTTGCGTCCCGGCTTCGGTGAATGCTCAATGCAAGGCAACGCAACGGCCACAACCATTGCTGTCGCTGGCACTTACTACAAGATTTCTGGGACCACGGCGCTTTCGGGCAATGAGTTGTTGTTTGACAATAACAGCACTAACACCGGGCGTTTGCGTTACATTGGTGCGCCGAATAGGATTGTGTTGTTCAGCGCGTCCATCTCGTTGTCAACGGCGTCTAACAATGAGGTTTTGTCGCTCAAGGGTTGGCATTACGACGACAGCGCATCGTCCGGTTCATTGGTGGACGCCAGCCTTGTAAGCCGCAAAATTACCGCATCTGGGGAACTAGGCGCGGTTGTGGTGCAGGGTAGCGCACTGATGAGTGTAAACGATTACATTGAAATTCATGTTGCCAATGAAACATCAACCGCCGCTGTAACGGTCGAAGATTTTAATTTTCAAGCTATTGCACTTCCAACCGTTTAAGGGGTCGGCATGATTAGCCAAGAACAAGTCATCCACCTTGTTAAACGCAAAGGTAAGCTAAAAGCACAACGCGGTACGTGGGAATCACATTGGCAGGATTTGACAAATTTTGTTCTGCCTAACGATTCTGATTTTAATCTGAAACGTTCCAAAGGCGACAAGCGAACCACGCTTGTCTACGACAGCACAGCCATACACGCCAACGAAATGCTTGCTGCCGGTTTGCATGGAATGCTGACCAACCCGGCGTCCAACTGGTTTAGCCTTCGCATCAAAGACAATGATGATTTTTCAGATAACGCTGAAGCAAAGCAGTGGCTTGAAGAAACCACAAATGTAATTCTTTCAGAACTTTCTGCGCCAGCCGTAGCTTTTCCGTCTCACATTCACGAATACTATCTGTCGCTCTGCTCTATCGGCACGGCGTGCATGTTTATTGGCGAGCCATCAGCCCGTGAGGGGATCAGTTTCCGAGCCATTCATATTGATGAAATCTTCATTGCTGAGAACGCTGACGGCATCATTGATACGGTTTTTCGCAGTTTCAAGATGACCGTCCGCCAGATCGTGCAGAAGTGGGGAGAAAAGTCTCTGTCTCCGCGCATTCAAAAAATGTATGAGAATCAAGAGTTCGATAAAGAAGTAGAGTTGTTGCATTGCGTTTACCCGCGTGACGATATTGATAAGGGCAAAAAGGCAGCAACCATGCTGCCGGTCGCGTCGGTCTACATCGATGAGAAAGAAAAGCACGTTTTGGCTGAAGGCGGTTTTGATGAAATGCCTTTTATGGTCAGCCGTTGGTCAAAGACTGTTGGTGAAGTGTTTGGCCGGTCGCCTGCCATGACAGCGTTGCCTGACATCAAGATGCTTCAGGAAATTATGAAGACCACTATCAAAGCGGCGCAGAAAGTTGTGGACCCGCCGCTGCTGGTGCCGGATGACGGTGTATTGGGTCCGGTTCGCACTATTCCGGGCGGATTGAATTATTATCGTGCATCCTCTGGTGCGCGGATCGAGCCTTTGCTTACTGGTGGCAACATTGGCCTTAGTTACGAAATGATGAACGATCTGCGTGAACGCATCCGCACGACGTTCTTTCTTGACCAGTTGCAGTTCCAAGGCGCACCCCGTATGACCGCAACGGAAGTCGTTGAGCGCACAGAACGCACGTTGCGGTTGCTAGGGCCAACTCTAGGACGCCTTCAGTCAGAGTTCCTTGGGCCTATGATAGAGCGCATTTACGGCGTTTTGGTTCGCGCTGGTCGCCTACCGGAGCCACCTGAATCTATTGCAGAGCAAGAACTAAAGATTGAATATGTATCGCCTCTTGCTAGAGCGCAGCGCCAGACTGAGACGCAGGGGATTATGCGGACGCTTGAGTTTGTCGGGCCGATTGCTGGTATCGACCCCCAAGCTGCCCAGATTATCAAAGGCGCGGATACTGTTCGCCACATTGCGGAACTCAACGGCGTTCCGCCAATTTTGCTAAAATCTAACGATGAATTGATGGCAGAAATCCAAGCGCAGCAGGAAGCCCAAGCAGCGCAACAGCAAATGATGCAGGGCGCTCAAGTTATGGAAATGATGCAAAAGGGCGCGAATGTGGCAAAAACAGCAGGGGAGGCTGGGTTAAACCTTGTCCAAGGTTAGCAAAGACGACTTTCGATTTGTCTTCGGATCAGAAGAAGGCAAGCGAGTTCTTTCCCATATTTGTCGTGAGTGTGGTGTTCTGCGGCCTTCGTTTGTTCCGGGCGAAGCGCTGGAAAATGCTGCCTTTAACGAAGGCATGAGGAATGTTGCGTTAATGATTCTCACGGCGCTTGATGAAACCCCGGAACGTTTCTTAGAACTTTCACAGGAGATTGGGGCTAATGCCTGACGATATCGCACCTGCCGAAACGGCAGATAATGCAGAAGCAGTTAGTGAGCCGACACAGACTACAGAGACCAGCGACGATAATTGGCGTTCGTCGTTGTCAGAAGACCTTCGGGACAATCCAAGTTTCTCGAAATTCAAAGATGTGGATAGCCTAGCGGCATCCTACGTCAATCTGCAATCTCACCTTGGGCGAGATAAGATTGCAAAGCCAGTTACGGATAGCGATTGGGATGACGTCTACGAGTTCCTTGGTCGCCCTGAAAGCCCTGAAAAATACGAAATTGAACTGCCGGAAGATTTGCCAGAAGAAATTGCTGGTCAGTTTAACGATGAAACGCTTTCGTCGTTTAAGCAGGAAGCGCACAGGCTGGGCCTTAACGCCGAGCAGGTCAAAAGTCTTGTAGCATGGCAAGCTGGCAACATGGGCAATCAACATGAAGCCTATAAAGGTATCATTGACCAATCTATGCAACAGGGCGAAACTTCTTTGCGTCAGGAGTGGGGTCGTGCTTACGATCAAAACTTGGAGTTTGCCCGCAAAGCATTTGCTGAATACGGCGGCGACGAACTGGCAGCGAAAATGGAAGCCAGTGGCATGGGCAATGATCCTGATGTTCTTCGGGCGTTTGCTAATATTGCCAAGACGACAATGGCCGACAAGGATTTGGCTGGACCGTCCGGCGGAACGCAGATGGCGTTGACGCCAGAGGAAGCTAGGGCTGAAGCGGCGACAATTATGTCTCACCCGGCCTATACAGATAAGCGGCACCCGGAACATAATTCTATGGTTAAGAAAGTTCAGGCACTGTTCAATCAAGCGTATACTGATTAATTATGGACCAATATGTCATTAAGCTAGAATGTCTGAAACTTGCTCAGACCGGAAGCCCTGATGTGACAGTGAAGGCTGCTCAGATATATTATGATTGGGTAACTAAAACTGACAAGCCAAGGCTAGGGCGTCCGCCTAAGAAAGACTAAAGAAAACCCCGTGTAACGCGGGGTTTTTTTTGCTATTTGCACATTCACAAAAATAAGATACAATCAAGTTGCCTTTCTATAGGTGGACAATTCCTTGCGGAACCCGCACAAGCACGAAGGCAGCTTGGGCCGTCCCAGACGATAACCCTTAAACTACTGTTTTAACCCTTTAGGAGAGATCCGTATGTCTATTCAAGTGACAACGGCCTTCGTCGAACAGTACAGCGCCAACGTCCAGCACCTTGTCCAGCAGGACGGGTCTAAGTTGCGTGGTTTTGTTCGCGAAGAAGCCGTTACCGGCAAAAATGCCTTTTTCGAGCAGATTGGTGCCACGTCCGCACAGCGTCGGACGAGCCGCCACAGTGATACCCCCAGAGTTGATACCCCTCACGCACGTCGTCGCGTTAGCCTTGAAGATTTTGATTGGGCTGACCTTATCGACAATGAGGATAAAGTGCGTATGCTCATTGACCCGACTTCTGATTATGCCCGCGCAGCGGCCATGAGCATGGGTCGTGCGATGGACGAAGTTCTGATTGATGCGGCCCTTGGGAATGCCTTTACCGGCGTTTCTGGCGGAACTTCCGTTGCAGGTCAGACGGCTATTGCTGCTGGTGCTACCGGACTTACGCTTGCCAAGCTGCTGTCGGCAAAAGAGACGATGGACGGTGACGATGTTCCTGAAAATGGTCGCGTCATTGTTTGTACGTCTGAGCAGATCAGCGATCTCTTGAACACGACTGAAATCAAAAGTTCAGATTTCAATACTGTCAAGGCACTTGCTCGCGGTGAGATCGATTCGTTTCTGGGATTCGAATTTGTATCCGTGAACGGTAAGCGTATCGACGGCACCAAGCTGGTTCCTGTTGATGGTTCTAGTGATCGCCGCTGTTTTGCATTCCAGAATGAAGGTTTGCTTCTTGGCGTCGGTGCTGACATGACAACGAAGATTTCGGAACGTGCGGACAAAAACTATGCAACGCAGGTCTTTTGCTCAATGAGCATCGGCGGCACTCGCATGGAAGAAGCCCGTGTTCTTGAAATCCTTTGCGCCGAATAAGGAGGGCATAGAAAATGACTGTACTTTATAGCGCAGAAATGGCCGGACTCGCCGCAGTTCCGGTTAGCCTTCCGTCTGGTGGAGTTGTCGATGGTAACGTCCGCGTAAAGCGGGCCACTATCACGCTTGCTAGTCAGACAACCTCGGACACCATCGTTATTGCGAAGGGAACCGAAGGTGAGTCGTTCCTGTACGGCGTCGTCAACACCGACACGTCGTTGGGTTCATCGCAGATTGCCATTGGCGTATCTGGCGCAGTTGCTAAATACAAAGCAGCCGCCGTTCAGACCGCTACCAATGCTCCGGCAATCTTCGGTGTAAACGCTGGAACTGCTACGTTGACTGCAAGCGAAGAAATCTTCATCACGATTTCGGCTGCAAACCTGCCAGCTTCAGGCAATCTTGTTGTGGATATGTACTTCTCCGCAACGTAATAAGGCTGGGGAGGCTTCGGCCTCCCCATACTTTACTAAGGTGACAGCATGGCGACTTCTGTTGTTCAGATTGTAAACAATGCCTTGGTCAGGATTGGTGCGAACGCCATTCTAACATTGACTGAAGACAGTGAAGCGGCGCGTGCCGCTAATCTTGTTTATGAGCAAGTTCGAGATGCTTGCATCCGCGACCATGTTTGGAACTTCGCTGTCAACCGCGTCGAATTGGCACAGAATAGTACAGCTCCAGCTTTTGAATTTGCTTACCAGTACAATCTTCCGTCTGACTGCCTTCGGGTGTTGCAGATGGAAAGTATGGATATGTTTTACCAGATTGAGGGCGGAAAACTGCTGACCAACGAGGGCACTGCCAAAATTTTGTATCTGGCCCGCGTTGAAGATGTTAACCTCTTTGATTCTATGTTTGTTGAGGCTTTGTCTGCTCGAATTGCTGCTGAGTTGGCTGTTACGTTGGCAGAAAGCAATACGCTTTACACAAACATGATGGAAATCTACCGGCAAAAACTTTCTGATGCTCGGTCAATGGACGCACAGGAAAGCGGATACAGAGAAATTATTGCTGACACTTGGTTGGACAGTCGTCTTAATTACGCTGGCGGGCAAACCGTAAGCGTAAACGGCACATATTAAATGCCGCGTTCAGCGCCAATATTCACTAATTTCACGGCTGGCGAACTTTCGCCGCGCCTTGAAGGCCGCGTTGACCTTCAGAAATATCCCAACGGCTGTCAAACGCTTGAGAATATGATTGTGCAGAAGCACGGTCCAGCATCTCGCCGGGGCGGTTTCTATTTTTCCGCCGAAGTGAAAGATAGCAGCAAAAAGACTCGCATTCTTCCGTTCGAGTTTAGCGCCACTCAGGCTTACGTTATTGAATTTGGCGATCAGTACGTTCGGTTCTACAAAAACTATGGTCAGATTCAGTCTGGGCCGTTTGATGAGGTGTTTGCGGCAGAATTTAATGTTGGCGCAGTATACGAAATAGCAACGCCCTACCTTGAGGCAGAGCTGTTTGAGTTGGTAATCACGCAGTCTGCTGACGTTCTCTACATAGCGCACCAGAATCACGAGCCGCGAACATTGTCCCGGTTGGGTGACACAAACTGGAGTTTAGATATCATCCAGTTTTTAGATGGTCCATATGAGCCTGTGAACGCCACAGAGACGACGTTGGGCCTTTCGGCTACCTCAGGCACCGGAGTAACAGTAACCGCTTCAGCGGTCACTGGAATCAATGACGGGGCGGGTTTTCTTGCAACTGACATCGGGCGTCTGATTAGGTTTGAGGACGCAGCAAATAACTGGACCTATTTAGAGATCACGGCGCGGGCGTCTACAACGAGCGTCACGGCTGATTTTGTAGGTCCAGACGCATCCGAAATTACTGCCGTAACCGGGTGGCGATTAGGCTCGTTTTCTGAAACAACTGGCTATCCATCTGTCGTTACGTTTTTTGAGCAGCGCTTAGTTTGGGCGGCGACAACGAGCCGACCGCAATCTATGTTCTTTTCTGTATCTGCTGATTATTACAACCACGCTCCCACAGATAATGATGGGAACGTTTTGGACGATAGCGGGTTTGTCTACACCATTGCGACAGACCAAGTGAATACAATCCGCTGGATGAGGGCCGGTAAGGTGTTGTCCGTAGGCACTGCTGGCGGCGAGTTCATTGTTTCGCAAGGCGACCAAAACAGCCCGCTATCACCAACAAATACCCGCGTTGTTCGTCAAACTACGTTTGGCAGCGCCGCAGTAACGCCACCGCAAGTCGGCAACTCCGTTCTGTTTCTGCAACGTGCTAACCGTAAGGTTCGTGAATACGTTTATCAGTTTGAAAGTGACGCATACACCGCGCCAGACCTCGCCATTCTTTCGGAACACATCACGGAAGGCGGCATTGTTGATATGGCGTATCAGCAAGAACCAGACAGCATTGTCTGGCTGGTTCGGAGAGACGGCGTTCTTGTCGGCATGACCTATGAGCGGGCGCAGGACGTCGTGGGTTGGCATCGTCACATTATAGGTGGAGCAGACGCTAAAGTTGAAAGCGTTGCGGTCATCCCAAACACGACCGGAAGCCAAGATGATTTGTGGGCGGTGATCCAACGCACAATCAACGGCCAATCAGTTCGGTACATTGAATTTCTAACGCCGGGTATGCCTGAAGTTACAGTGAACACGACAGACGCCACATATCTCGACTCCATGCTTACTTATACCGGCGGCGCGGTTTCGGCGGTGTTTGGTTTGGATCATCTTGAAGGCCAAACTGTTTCAGTGTTGGCAAATGGCGCTGCCCACCCAGACCGCACAGTGTCCAGCGGGTCAATAACGCTGAACGGCTCTTATGAAGTTGTCCATGTTGGATTGCCTTATACATCTACGCTGCAAACTATGCGGATTGAAGCTGGGGCAAGAGACGGAACGGCGCAGGGTAAGAAAAAGCGCATTGCCCGGGTTACATACCGGCTTTTTGATACGCTTGGATTAAAGCACGGCCCAAGCGCAGATCGTTTGGATATTATCCCTTTCCGGTCCAGCGCAGACGACATGGATGAAGCACCGGGATTGTTTACGGGCGACAAAGAAGTTGAGTTCCCGCGTAACTGGGATAAGGACGGTTATATTTTTTTAGTGCAGGACCAGCCGCTTCCTTTTACTATTCTGGCGATTATGCCAGAGCTTAATACGACGAAGGTTTGATATGTGTACTGGGGCAGAATTAGCGATAATTTCAACCGTTGCGGCAGGTGCTGGCACGGCGGTTAGTACGCTTGGCGCAATTCAGCAGGGCAAGTCGGCTCAGAATCTTGCTAATTACAACGCGCAGATTGCTGAGAACGAGGCCATTGCAGCGCGTCAGAAGGCCGAGTTCGACGCTAGGGCGCAGGAACGTCAGGCAAGGTTGTTCGCGGGCAGTCAGCGGGCCTCTATGGCCTCCACAGGCGGTGAATTGCTGGACATGGGCGACGTTGTAGACATGAGCGCGGAGGAGGCCGAGCTTGAAAACCTTGCAATCCGATACGGTGGCGAGATGGGCTTTCGAGCAGGGCAGCAACGCGCGCAGTTAGCAGGTTTTGAAGGCGCAGTGGCGAAGCAAAAGGCCAGAGGCGAGGCGGTTAAATCACTTCTGACGGGCGCATCGTCTACGGCGCAGCTTGCCGGTAAGATTAAATAAGGACAATAAAATGGCAATGGTTCCGAAATACACAAGCAAAGCATCTGTTCCCGGCAGCACCGGGATGCAGGGCGTTCCGTTGTCTCTGGCAACCAGCCCGCTTAGTGGCATAGGCGAGGGCATGACGCAGGTCGCCTCCGCGCTTGATGCGGCTGCAACGCGCATTCAGAACCGTGAGGATATTATTAGCTCTGCGGTAGCGAACGACCAGTTCGAGCAAGCTACCCTGACAGACTACAACGCTGCGCTTGAGGCGGGGAACATTCTTGATCCTGCACAGAACACGATTGGCAATTTTAACGCTGGAGTCGAACAGCGAATTATGGAGACCGTTAATAATTTTAGCGGGAGCGCAAACGCAAAAGCGCAGCTTGAAGCAAGTTTAAGAAGCCGCGCTGGTCAATACGCTAATCAGATGATCAAGTATCAAAACACTGAGCAGCGCAAATTTATAACTGGGAAAGCCCAAAACGAAATCGCGCCTATTGCCGCAATGGTTGCCAGCGACCCTAAGGCCTTGCGTAGTTCGTTCGATCAGGTTGACGCTATTGTCAATAAATATGCCGAAGCGCTGGACACCGCATCGGAACGCAGCCTTCGTGACGCCGGACGCTCCGCAGTTATGGAGCAGGGCGTCGTTGGATTGCTTAATCGCGGTGCATGGCAAGACGCGCGCGCCTTGCTTTTAGACAACCCGGTCCTTGGAAAATATCTCGACCCGTCAAAAAGAGATCAATTCAACAGACAGATAGCTAATTTTGCACAGGCTGAAAACAAAGCTCGCGTTGAAATGGCTGGGCGTGAGGACACGGTAAACCGTCTTATTGCAAGCGGCCTTCAAGTTGATCAGGGCAAGGCCGTGAACTTTGTCGTGGGGGCAGACCTTGCTCCTGATGCGACGCTGGGCGAAAAAATTACGCGTAACGCAGCCGATCTTGGCATTAGCGACGAAGAACTTAGCAGGATGCCTCTTCCTCAGAGAATTGGGCTGGCTGGTGATCCAAATATTAAATTTGAGGTTCCGGTGGTTGACTACAACAAAGACCGACTTCCTAACGGGAAACTTTCAGTTCAAGGCGCTAACAAAGAGGCTGAAAAATGGCTTTCTCCTGTTTGGGGTATGTACAAAAACATGGCCGATGTGCAATCACAATATGATATGTGGAAAGCTGGAAACAAAGCAGCCGGGCTTGGTGTTCTGAATTTTTATCTTAAGCTGATCGATGATGGCGCAGTTGTGCGAGACTCTGACATTAAGTTAGCTGGCACAACGCTTTCTGCGTCAGCTAGATTTAGGTCATATATAAGCTCTCTGGCCGAAGGCGAAGCAGTTGCGGACAGCCTAGTTGAAGAAGCGTTCGCAGCGGCTCAGGGGTTCAAGGAAGTTGGCCTTGATCTAACAAAGGGCATCATAGATGACCTTTTGGCGGAAACTGGATACAAACCAAGCGAAATTGGTATGCGAGGACAAACATATCAGGTCTTTTTTGAAGGTGTAAAAGCCACTCCGAGAGTTCTTCCCGGCGGCGCGGCCGCCGCCGCCCCTGCTGCTGACGCTCCCGGCGAACCAGCCGCTGCACCAGCCGCTGCGCCAGTTGAGCCCAGCGTCATAGTTGTAGAACGAGATGCCAGCGGACAAGTAGTGGTGAAAAGATAAGATGGCAGAGCCTCAAACATTAGACCTTCTTAATGGTCAAATTGATATGGATCAGGTTGCTGGTGCGCTTTCTGCGTTAATCCCGCAGCAAGAGCAGGCATTGCCAACCGAAGAGGTAGAGCCGGTTCAAATGGCTTCTGCTGAAGTGCCTGCCGAAGTTCCTGTTGAACAGGCACCTGCGGAACCTGCGCCAACAGAACCCGCTTCTGTAGAGCCAGCGCCTGTAGAACCAACGCCTGTTGCACCAGCCGCAGTGCCGCAAGTGAAGATATTTGAATATGAAGGGCAAAGGTTCCGTCTTCCAGCGGATGTGACTCAAGAAGAGCTTAATCAAATCATTTCCCAACACGAAAGCACGCCAGCATACGCCGCCCAAAAGGCTCAGAGGGACAAATCTTGGGAACGGGAAAACATCGACAGCGAAAGCGGCGCGCCGGGTTTGGTTAGAGCTATGGTTGAAGAGCTAGAAACCACGGACGAAAAGCTGGCTACATTAAACAACTATTACCCCGGAACAGTTCCGTATGGTGAAGACAATTTCCTGTTTTTTGACCCAGACACCAAAAAATTCACTCTGTATAACGCTCCCGGCCTTGATCTAGGCGACGTGGCTGGGTATGCAAAAACAGGCTTCGAAGTAATTGGCGGAACGCTGGGTGGTCTTGGCGGGACTATATTGGCTGGTCCGGGACCGGGGACTTATGCCGGACTGGTTGCTGGCACTGAGTTTGGTGCTAGGGCATTTGATACATCCACAGGCATTTTTGGCGGCCGCGTAAGAGCGCCAAAAACTATTTCTGGCGAATTTGCGGAAAGCGGGGTCCGTGCTGCCTTAACTGTTGGCGGCGAAAAAGGTGGGCGCATGTTGGCCGAGGGCGGCAAGCGTGTTTTGACGGGAGTTTCGCCCACAGTCCGTAACGCGGCTTCTGATTTGATTGCAAAGTTTGAATCTCTTGGGATTGAGCCGGTCGGCGCTGCAATTGGTCGTAAAGGTATGCTTGGACGAGCGGGCGCTGGACTTGAGCAAAGGATGGCCGCAGCGCCCATCATGCAAAAACAGGCTGAGAAAGTTGTTGTTCAGTTGGATGACGCCTTGCGTGGTATTGCATCCAAAATGGGGCAAGTGCGAACACCTAATGAAGCCGGTGCGGCGCTGAAAGCATCTGTTGAAGCCGCTGAAAAGCGCGCTAAAGAAGGGTTTCATAAAAAATATACTGAAGTCTTTGATGAAATTGGTGCAGACGCTCCGGTTGAGCAAATGACTGCACTGAACTCTGTTCTTGAGCCGTTCATAGCAGACTTTGTGGAGCTAACCGCTGACGTAGCCCCAAAGGGTGCAATGTTTGAACTCGTGAACAAATACTCTCGATACGCCATAATGGCTGAAAGCGGGGAGCTTACGTTTAAGCAATTAAGGGACATCAGGTCTAGACTTAGAGAAATCAAGAAGGGGGCAGTGAAGTCTGGAACGGAAGGTGACTATGATTCTGCGGTTCGCAAAATCTATGACGCGATAACCGACGACCTATCCGTAGCTGCAAATTCTGTTCGGCCTGATCTTGGTGGCAAATTAAAAGCCATCGACACTGAACGAGCTATTTTTGCGGATACAGCGCAGAAAACTTTTGACAAAATCAGAAAGTATGATGCCGACAATCAGGCTTATGAATACATTATGACTTCCGCAAAAGGCACCGGCAAAGAGGGCATTAAGGCACTCCAGCGTCTTCGGGATAACTTTACTCCAGAAGAGTGGGGGGATGTTGCTGGGTCCGCCCTTTATAACCTTGGTCGTGAAAATGCCTCGGCGCAGGTTGGCGATGTCGCGGAGTTTAGTGTTGCAACGTTTATGAAAAACCTATCGCAAATTAAGAAAAATGGCCCCGAGGGAATGGAGGCGCTTTTCGGCGGCACTCAGTTTGCCGAGGTTTCTCAAGATTTGATGAATCTTGTTGATGTCGTTGGTGCTCTTAAAGAAGTAAAACGCTACACAAACTTTTCCAACACTGCTGGCGCTTTTGACCAGATAATTTTCTGGGGGTCTTTAGCGGAAGCAGGGGAGCGAGTAATAGCTGGTGAATCCGGTGTGGCTGTTGCACTTGTCGCCGGAAGCGTTCTTGCCCCGGTGAGCGCAGCCAAACTTATGACAAACCCCGGCTTTATCAAATGGCTGGCAACACCGGCTACTGAAATATCCAAGGACGTGGCAGCACATATGGGTAGGCTTGCGGCCCTTTCTGAGGCAGAGCCGGAAATTCAAGAAGAATTGCGTCAATATTATAAAGCCATCAGGTCATATACAGGCTATACTGATCCAGTAAACGAAGGACCCGCACAATGACGATTTCTAGTACCACAAATACGGTTTCCTACACTGGAAACGGCAGCACGACTGAATTTGCGGTCAATTATGTGTTCTTCGGAACCGGAACCAGCGCCGAGATTCAGGTTGTTGAAGTTGTCATTGCAACCGGCGCTGAAACAGTTAAATCAAACGGTTCTGACTTCACGGTTTCCGGTGGCAACGGTGCAACCGGCACAGTAACTGCGGCAGTTGCCCCGGCCAACACAGTTAAATGGGTTATCAACCGGACAACCACGCAGACGCAGGAAACCGATTACGTTGAGAATGATCCGTTTCCAGCGGAAAGCCATGAAGAAGCGCTTGACCGGCTTACGGCTGTTGACCAAGAGCAGCAGCGCGCGCTGGATCGCACGGCGCAGCTCCCTGACGGCTACACCGGCAGCTTTGATCCGACGTTGCCGGTTGATATTACCGGCAGTACGGTTTTAGCGTTTAATGCGGGCGCGACGGCTTTTGAAATCGGCCCAACCACATCCGCAATTAGCGGCGCTGCTGCTGCGGCTGCTGCTGCGGCCAGCAGTGCCACGGCTTCGGCAAACAGCGCCACGTCTGCGGCGGCTTCGGCTGCGACGGCGTCAGCCTACGCTGGAACTCAATCCGTCGATCTGTTTAATGGCACAGGTTCGCAGACCGCATTTACGCTGTCCTCTGCTCCATCAACCGAAAATAACACCTCAGTCTATATTTCCGGTGTCTATCAGCAGAAGGACACCTACGCGGTCTCCGGCACCACTCTGACGTTCTCAACTGCCCCGCCTTCTGGCACTGGCAACATTGAGGTCATGCACATGTCGCTTACGCCGACGGGTGTTGATCCGGTGATCGGCACGGTGACGACGGGTGCCGCTGGGTCGAGTGCGTCGGTGACGGCGACCGGCCCCACGCTCGACTTCATTATTCCGCGTGGCGACACGGGCGCAACCGGAGCAACAGGCACTGCCGCCACTATTACAGTGGGAACTACCACTACCGGAAACGCAGGAACTAGTGCGTCAGTTACCAACAGTGGTTCGTCAAGTGCTGCAACGTTTGATTTTACAATTCCCAAAGGAGACACGGGAGCAACGGGATCAACGGGCGCAACAGGCGCTGCTGCTACTATAGCTGCGGGTACGGCCACAGGCCTTGCGGCAGGTGCTTCGCCTACCGTTACAAATAGCGGCTCAAGCTCGGCAGCTACATTTAACTTTGGTATACCTGCCGGGGCAACAGGTGCGACAGGTGCTGCCGGAACAGCCGCAACGATAGCCGCTGGTACAGCAACGGGACTTGCTGCGGGTGCGTCCCCTACCGTTACAAATAGCGGATCGTCAAGCGCCGCTACGTTTGATTTCGGCATCCCTGCTGGCGCAACAGGCGCAACAGGACCGGCAGGCTCCGCAGCAACGATAGCCGTTGGCACGGTGACCACAGGTGCGGCGGGATCGTCGGCAACGGTGACAAACGTTGGCTCTTCCAGCGCCGCGACGTTTGATTTCAGCATCCCGCAAGGCGCAGACGGTACGGGGTCGGGCGACGTTACTGGCCCAGCCTCTGCTACCGACAATGCCATTGCCCGTTTTGATGCTACGACCGGAAAGCTGCTACAGAACAGTACGGTTACGGTATCTGATGCAGGGGCGATTGCGGCAGGCTCGCTTACACTTACGACTGATCTAGCTATTGCAGATGGTGGTACTGGTGCTTCGACTGCCAGCGCAGCGAGGACGGCATTGAATGTTGATGTAGCTGGTACGGACAACTCAACAGATGTAACACTTGCCGGGTCGTTAGACTATCTGACCATAAGCGGTCAAACAATAACCCGAAACGCTATTGATCTTGCGACTGACACAACAGGAACTCTGGCTATCGCTAGTGGTGGCACAGGCGCAACATCGGCTAGCGCAGCCAGAACAGCACTCAGTGCAGCGTCATCAGGTGCTAACTCGGATATCACATCTCTTACCGGACTCACGACTGATCTCAGCGTGGCACAGGGCGGTACGGGTGCCGGGACGTTTGCCGCCAATGGTATCCTCTACGGTAATGGTACAGGCGCAATCGGCGCTACCGCTGTTGGCACAAGTGGGCAGGTATTAACCTCAAATGGTGCTGGTTCTGCGCCTACATTCCAAGCTGCTGCTGGTGGTGGCGCATCAGACATTGATGGTCTGTCCGATGCCTTGACTAATTCAAGCGGTGCAACCGTTGGTCTTGGTACGGGTGCCTTGGCTAATGATGATGGCAGCGCAAACAAGAACACCGCCTTGGGATATAACGCACTAAATGCCGCAACAACAGCCGAATTTAATGTAGCCGTTGGTTATCAGGCAATGGACAGCATGACCACAAGTTATGGCTATAGCACAGCCGTTGGTTATCAGGCTCTTGGAGGAGCAACAACTGGGTTTGGCCATGTTGCAATCGGCTATATGGCTCTGAACGCAGTCACGGGAGGAGAAAACAACACAGCCGTTGGCCGGGAAGCCGGTAAGAATGCCTCCGGACAAGGATCGGTCTTTATCGGCTACGAAGCTGGTGACAGTGCTACCGGCAGCACTTCTGCCTATATCGGCTACAGGGCCGCTAGAAACGGCCCTAGCACTACTACAGCGGTCGGGTCTTATGCATTAGAAGTTGCCACGGGGACGGGAAATACTGCGATAGGCGGTGAGGCACTCAATGACACTACAACAGGGTACAACAACACTGCCTTGGGCTATCAGGCAGGGGACATAATTACTACTGGTTATAAGAATACAACTTTAGGGAACTTATCAGCAGGAGGCTTAACGACAGGACACTCAAATACTATTTTGGGTGCCGTCAGTGGTGCAAAGATCGCGACGGGTACTCATAATGTTGCTGTTGGCGTAGACGCACTAGAAGGCGCTCTCAATATGTCTGGTAGCTATAATATTGGGATAGGACTTAATTCACTAAACAGCGTTTCTAGCGGCGGTCAGAACGTAGCACTAGGCTACGATGCCTGTAAGGCCGTGACGACCGGCAGTCACAACATTGCACTAGGAAATCAGTCCCTGTACAACGTCACTACTGGCTCTGAGAATGTTGCGATTGGTAATAACGCAATGTATATCGGAGGTACTGCGGCAACGAATTGTGTAGCTGTAGGTCACGGAGCTTTAGTCAGAGTAACTGGGAATACCAACACAGCCGTCGGAACTGACGCAGGTAATACCACAACCTCTGGAACCAACAATACGTTTCTTGGTTTTGATGCTGAAGGCTCTAGTGCCACAGTATCGAATGAGATCACGCTTGGTAATGCCTCGATAGCCACGCTGCGCTGCCAACAAACGTCCATCACCGCCCTGTCAGATCGCCGCGATAAGAAAGACATCGTTCCGCTGGAGCTTGGCCTTGATTTCGTCAACAGTCTAAACCCCGTAAAATTCACATGGAATACGCGTGACGGTGCCAAAGTCGGTCAGCAAGAAGCCGGTTTCATCGCGCAAGAACTTGACGAGGCGCAGATCGCAGCGGGTGCGGAAGACTATCTCGATATCGTACTAAAAGAAAATCTGGACCGGCTTGAAGCCGCACCCGGCAAATTAATCCCGGTACTCGTCAAGGCCATTCAGGACTTGTCAGCCGAGGTCGCAGCCCTGAAGGAGCAGATCAATGGATCGTGAAGTAGAAACCCCAGAGCAAATCGCACAGCATTATAGGTCCGCAATGGATAGCGTCACGCTTCTTGAGAGAGTCGCCGCGAATCCCGATGCATATTCAGATGATCCAACAGTCGTGGAGCGAAACGTCGAGCACCTCAAAATTGTGGTCGGTTGGGATTTTTGGACGGACGAAGACCTGACACCGTTTCATAATGCAATTTCAGCAAACGCGTAGGAGATTCCGATGGCACTCACGAAAGTAACCAGCGGCGTCCGCACCATTGCTACCGACGAAATTGTAACTGCCAGCATCGCAGACGATGCGGTGACAACCTCGAAGATCGCGGACGATGCGGTGGGCGTCGCGCAACTCAGCGCGACCGGTTCGCCAAGCGCGACCACCTTCTTGCGCGGCGACAATGCGTGGGCTGCGCCCGCTGGGTTGGTTACGGCGGGGACGCCTCTTGTGCAAGACCCATTTACAATCAACACCACTACGACAACCGCGCATGGGCTAGGCGCAGTTCCGTCATTTCTTTCTCAGCAGTTTGAGTGCAAGACTGCCGAGCACGGCTATTCGATTGGGGACATAGTGGAGTTGAATGTCGTAGGTCCGGGCGAAGGCTCTTATAGCGGTCACGGGGCGGTCGTAAAGGACGCCACGAACTTGTCACTCATCACAACCAATGCGACATATGGCATCCCCAACAAGACCACGCGGGTTATATACGGAATTACGCCCGCTAATTGGAAATTAACCATCACACCATACAAGGTGACGTAGAGTGCGCGCCGCCCTCGTCATAGCCGCGTGCCTGTTCGCAACGCCGCTCGCTGCACAGCAGCAGATCGTGTGCGTGCCAGACACGGCAGCGGCTGATGAGGTCTCCCGAAATGCGGGTGAGGAATTGGCGTGGCGGGGCGAAACCAGCGGCGGCGTAAGTATGCGCTTCTATCTGGGGCGCGACACATGGACGGTGTTTTTTAATCGGGGCGGACAATGGTGTACCTCGCCCAGCATGGTCGGGAAAATCAAGCGAGACGGAGCAGCGTGATGACCAACGAAATGAAAAGCGGGATCGACGTTGCGGCGGTTGCAGGCGGGCTGGGATCGTGGCTCGCTATCCTGCCTGATGTCGCGGCGCTGCTGTCGATCGTGTGGCTGGCGCTGCGTATCTGGGAGACCGACACGGTTAAGCGGTGGACGGGGCGGTGAACGTCACTATCCAGTCTGTTCTCACCGCGCTTGCTCCAGTTCTGTTCGCGGCGGTCGGCTATCTAATTATGCACCTGAATGACCTCGAAAATCGGATGTATAAAACCGAAAGTCGCATGATGCAGCTAGTGACGCCGGAAGGGCAGATCGTGCCTTCGCCCAACAACGCGATTGCGCGGCAGGAACTCCGCGAACAGATGCTTGACATCATCCACGACCTACAGGTTCGGGTTAAATTGCTGGAGGCAGGCAAATGATTGGCATCATTGGAACGCTGCTTGGGCCCATCGTAAACGGCGTCAAGGACTACGTTGCTGGAGAGCAGGAGATTAAGAAAGCGGACAAGGAGAACCGCGCTCGACTGCTGCGCGACAAGCAGTCAAACAATCACGACTGGGAAATGGCCAACCTGACCGACAAGGACAAGTGGCTGCGCCGCATCTCGTTTGCAATGTTCTCCGCTCCTTTCTTCTGGGCGCTTGTTGATCCAGTTGGCGTCGAGCAGTACTTCAACGTCGCTCTGTCCGCCATGCCAGAATGGTACATTCAAATGTTCGGCGCAATGGTCGGCGGCGTGTGGGGCATTAGCGCTCTGAAGAACACTGCGCCCGCACTTGTTGCTGGCGTCGTCAAGGCGGTGAAAAAGTAAGATGTCTCGCAACGCAATCGGACTCAGCGCTTACTCTGAGGTCAGGGTCAAGAAGCGCACCAGCATTGGCACGGCGTCTCGCAGCAAGCCGAAGAACAAGCACAAGCGGCGCTCGTTCAAGCGGTATCGGGGGCAGGGCAAATGATGCAGCGTCTGCGCGAACTGTTAGAGCAGGACGAGGGCGTGAAATACGAAGTGTACTTAGACCACCTCGGCCTACCCTCAACCGGCATTGGCCATCTTATTCTTAAGGATGACGCGGAATACGGCTGGCCGGTCGGCGCACCTGTCAGCGAGGAGCGTGTCGCAGAACTGTTCGAGCAGGATGTGCAGGTCGCGATTAACGATGCACGCTGGCTGCATCCCGATCTCGACGACATGCCCGAAGACGCACAGATCACAATCATCTCGCTGGCGTTTCAACTAGGGATGCCGCGCTATTCAAAGTTCCTCAAACATCACGCAGCGATCGAACTGCGCCGATGGAGAGAGGCAGCTGCGGAGCTGCGTGATAGCAAACTTTATCGGCAGACGCCGCAGCGCACAGAGCGACACGCACAGAGGCTAGAAAACATTGCCAGCACCACCGCTATCTAAAGAAGACGCCAAGAGGCGCATCGAGCTGGTCGAAGAAAAACTTCGCTTGGGGCACCCGCCTCGCGGCGTTTCAGCATCTAATGGCGCGCAGGGGGCTGTCGCAGCCGCAGGAGCGGAGTTCGGTAAAACGTCGGGTGCTTCTGGTAGCTGGTACAGCGTAGCCGCGCAGGTGTACAGAGAAGCCGACTGGTCGTTGTGGTCCGGGCCAGAGGGGCGCGCAGATTTTGAGGGGACAGCACCCGACGGCTATAGGGTAAAGGGCCGATCCACCTACTACGCAGCAGACGGCAGCATTAAGGGCGAGTGGGTTAAAACCACCATCGAGCAGGAACGGCAGGAGCAGATGCTGCGAGAGGCCGTGCAGGGTATGGTCGATGCAATACCCAAAGCAAAGGCTCTTGTTGGCCCAACAAGTACAGCCGACAATCTGCTGGCGTGCTACAACGTATCGGACCACCACTTCGGTATGCTATCGTGGCGTGAAGAAACTGGTGATGATTACGACCTAGAGATAGCAGAGCAGCTTTTGGTCGGCGCGTTCGACCATTTGGTCAAGGCGGCCCCGCCGTGCAAGCAGGCGCTTATCACACTGATGGGTGACCTGCTCCACTACGACAGCTTCGTGCCAGAGACACCGGCCAGCAGAAACACGCTCGACGCAGATGGTCGTTATCCCAAGATGGTGCGCGCAGCCGTCCGGTCTACCCGCTATCTCATCAAGGCTGCACTTGTTCGTCACAAAGCAGTGCACGTCATTGTCGAGCGCGGAAACCACGATCCGTCATCCAGCATATTTTTGATGGAGGCGCTGGAGAATGTTTACGAAGGTGAGCCGCGCGTCACCATCGACACATCCCCCGCGAAGTTCCACTATTACCGCTTCGGCAAGTGCCTGATTGGCATTCACCACGGCGACACCGTGAAGATGAAAGACCTGCCGTTACTTATGGCGCACGACCGGGCTACCGATTGGGGCGAGACAGAACATCGGTTCTGGTGGACCGGCCACGTCCATCACGACGCGACGCAAGAGTTCCCCGGAGTAAAGTGCGAGAGCTTCCGCGTGCTAGCTGCAAAGGATGCGTGGCACTCAGAAAAAGGGTATCGCTCCAAGCGTGATATGAAAGCTATAGTCTTGCACAAGGAATATGGCGAAGTGGCACGACATACTTTCAACCCCGATATGCTGTCAGCGTAATTGCCAAGCAAATTTTAATTTGTTGGGCAATTATACGAATACCCGCATAAAACACATATAAACGGAAAAGCGTATAAAGGACAAGGAGGCCACCCAAACAATGGACGCAGAGAACTTTCACCGCCTCAAGGCAATGGCCGGACACTCGTATTGGTTTCTTGGCACGGCATACAGCCGCTACCCTGAAGGGCGTGACGCGGCATATCGTTTAGCCTGCCACGCAACGGGTCGCCTGATGGCACAGGGAGTACGGGGAAGTTGCTCGGCACACGTTCAACCCGGATATGATTAGCGTGTAAAAAAGAACCCGCCAACAGGCGGGTTAGTTCAGGGAAAAACCAAAAGAACTTAAACCTCGTAAACTGGTTTTGAATCTACAATAAGCAATATCTTCCCGCAAGCACCGCAAATAACCTCCTGCGTTTGATCGTATACGCGACCGCGTGTCGGCTCTCCGCAGAAATCACATTCAATGTATTCTGCGTAGAACCGGACAAAACGTCTTGCGGCGTTAAAAGCATGGACCACTAACAAGTAACCTTTCCTGCGGCACATGAACGGCGTCTTCAAACCGCCTGCCCGCCAATTTCTCTGCCCACACATCTTCAACTGTTTTGCGTGGCCGGGCAAGTGCCTTCGCCGCACGTTCGGCTTCATCTTCCTTACGTTTTGCCTCAGCTTCCCTGAAACTCAGCTTCGCCTCAAAGCGCACCCAATATTGATCGCGCCCCGCCTTATCAAGCAGCTTCGTTTCGCGCTTACGATCCTTCTCGCGCTGCAACTCATACAACTCGTTAAAGCACTCCGGGTGGAACGCATTGCCCACCGCAATCAGCTTCGGCGTTCTTGTCATAGGCTTCTTGCAGTGCTGGCACATGAAAGTTTTGCCCATCATTCTTTCTCATGCAAGGAGGAAGATAGCGTCACATGCTTCTCGCTGATGATGTGTAGCGGCGGGCTTATGCCGCGAATGTGGGTAGCTTCGTCCGTCATGGCGTGGGCCATCCAAAAGCCCGCACCCATGTCCTGCACAAGCCGCCAGTGCCGCCCGTTGTCGCTATATACAATATCTCCGGCGTTCATGTTTCTAACTCCTTAATTGTCTTAATATTTGCCACAACGCTGCCGTCATTAAGCCGCACGTCGTAGCGCGGCTCGTCCTCAAATGTGCGACCAACAACACGGGCAATTTTTTCGCTGCCGTTAATGACAGCAATTACGCGCTGGTTCAATTCGTACATCATACGAACGCCACCAGCGCCATGAGGGCTGTTCCAAATATGCCGATCCAGCAGGCGGCGACGGCGGTGAAGTAGAGGGTCTGTTTAAGCATGGGGTATCTCCGTGGTTAGGTGCCGGGGCCGAAGCCCCGGCGGTTGGTTACGATTAGGCGCTAAAAAGTTTACGATACGCGGCGCGTCGGCTGGCGTCTGAATTGATTGCCGTCTCGCGCGCCGCCTTGAGGAACGGCTTGGAAAACATATCTACTCCGATGCGCTCTGCAAGTGCTGCATACTTTTCGATCTCGCCAACATGCGAGCGCAGGGAAGAAATGCGGGTGCCGCGCGAGATGTCTAGGACTGTCGCGTAGGCTTCGGCAAAATCGACTGCGAGATGCACGGGGATTTGGCGGGTCATTGTAAGTCTCCTTGTTTGTGGGGCGGTCGGCTTATCCGGTTGCCCTGTCCCTATAATATGGGCCTTGTTGCACCTAAGTGCAAGTGCTTTTCTTCATGTTTCTGATTTTATTTTTCGCGTCATCGCAGCCATGCCCGACGATCACCGTGTCACCGATGCTTTCAAGATACGCGATCCAATCCTTCTGAACCGGCGAAAGTTTGCCACCCTTCTCCCGTTTCATCTCAACCCAGCATCGCCATGCGGGGATATAAAGATCAGGCACTCCGGCGCTGACGCCTTCCGCTTTGAGCTTCGCACCTGTGGTGCGGCTTCGTTGCCCGCCGTTGGGGATGGCAAATATGCGAACGCCGGGATATGTCTGACGAACCCACCGCACAAACTCGCGCTGTTCTTCGTGTTCGGTTTTCATCCCCACCTCCTATCCGTTACGCGATAAAATTTGCCATCCTGCCTAAATTTAATTGATGCAGGTGGCGTCGCTTTGTTCAGATCAAATGCTACATCGTCCAACTGGTTATCAAGCGTTACGCCGTGGACTCCCGCGTTACTGGCAATCTTGACCAACGACACCCGCGCCTTCTGTCCGGCATACCCGTCGTGCATCACCGTCAGGTACTCATTGACCGGCTTGTCCGACAGTGCGCCATAATACGTCACCATCAGCATTTCCTTGCCACTGGCGCGGCTTATATGCCGACGCCATTGCCATTCGGTCACGCTCATTTCGGTCGTGTCCAGACCCATGATGTCGTCGTCGTGCAATTTTTGCTTGTTTGGTTTCGGCGCTGGGAATAGTTCGCCGCAAGCAACGCATTCTTTGGCAGATATGTGGTTTAACTCAAAACAATTCTCACACGCTTTGACCGGCGCTTCACCCTCACCTTTGCCTGAAGGCTTTTTAGGATTGACCGCTGTGATAGGGCCGTGCGTCTGCACGACCCCGGCAAAATCCAACACAAGGCAATGGTCGGTGTGACTCTTAGGGCGCATTCCGCGCCCAGCCATCTGCACATACAAGCCGGTGGATAGCGTTGGCCGGAGCATAGCAATCAGGTCGAGGTCAGGATGATCGAACCCAGTCGTCAGGACGTTTGCGTTTGTAAGCGCCTGAATATCGCCAGACTTAAAACCGGCAATGATCCGCTCACGTTCTGCTTTTGGCGTTTCGCCTGTAATCGTTGCGGCGACAATGCCGCGAGCATTCAAAATATCCGCCACGTTATATGCGTGTTTTACACCGGCACAAAAGAACAGCCATGATTTGCGATCACCGGCCAAGCTAATAACTTCATCCACCGTTGCCGCATTGTGATCGTCTGTATCCACGGCGGCTTGCAGTTCGCTTTCGATGTATTCGCCGCCGCGCTTGTGGACGCCGTCAACCGACAACTTGTGCGCCGTCAACTTTGATCGCAGTGGTGCGAGGTGTTTCTTAAATATCAATTCTTCGATACTGACAGGTGCAATGATATCCGAAAACAACGCTGGCTCGTCGGTGATATAGCCGTGGCCCAGCCTGTACGGGGTGGCCGTGAGGCCAATCACCCGCAGCGCCGGGTTGATTAGTGTCAGGTCGTCAATTAGCTTGCGGTAGCCGCCCTCCTGTTTGTGGCTGACCAGATGACATTCATCAATCAGCACTAGATCAACGTGACCGATCTGGTCAGCTTTATTCCGCACGGACTGAATACCGGCAAACGTAATCGGTTCGCCAATATCCCGCCGTCGCATACCCGCCGAATAAATGCCTAGCGGTGCGTTTGGCCAATGATCGCGCATCTTTTCAGCGTTTTGTTCGATCAGTTCTTTAACGTGCGTCAGCATCAATATGCGGGTTTCCGGCCATGTCTGGATTGCCTCTTTGCAGAGCGCAGCAACGATATGGCTTTTGCCTGATCCGGTCGGAAGTTCAATGCACGGATGGCCTTTACGACCATCCGCGAACCACTTGTAAAGCTGATCAATGGTGCGGCGCTGGTAATCACGGAGCATCAGAAAGGCACCTCGTCGTCTACAATTCTGGACCCCGGAAACATCGCCCGCGCTTGCCCGACTAATTCGTTCGCGCAAGCTTCGCCACCAGCGATCAATTCCTTGCTGCTGTAAACGTAAGCGTCACCTTCACCGTTGCGGATGTCCTTGCCGTTAATCTCATACACGGCTTCGTGTGGCGTGTTGCTGTTTTTTACAGGCCACGGCACCAAATCAGGGTGCAGAACATGGCTATCGCAGCCGGTTTTCTGGAAATCGCCGGGAATGTTTTTGCTTTCCCATCTAGCGCACGACCATGTGCCATCATCCTCCGGTGTGGCGTGAGCGCATGTCCGGCAATTAACGTGCTGGGTTAGTTGCTTTTTATGGCAGAAGCTATGCGCCGGACAGAATTTGCACTGATACCAGCTTGCGTCTGTTGATATCGGTGCAGGGATGCGTTCGGTCGTGGCGATGCGCCGTCCGCGATCTAGTAGGTTCTTGGCGGCTTCTGCATCATATTTTACGCGTTCGGTGTAAAGCCGGTCGTCGTCCTTGCAGATGGCAACGTACAGCGCACGTTCGATCTTGGTGCCAAGCATATAGACCTGCATCTGCGCCCAGTGCATTGGCTTGGATACTTGCACACCCTTCTTTTCCAAATCTTCAAAAGACTTTTTGGCGTGGGTTTTGTACTCCGCAATATGGCGGGTTTTCTCGGCACCGGGAACGCCGGACTCAATGATGCCGTCAACCGATCCGCCAACGTGCGATCCGAATTTAATAAAACGCTGCTGATCGCCTGTGCTGTTGATGTCAATGCCGATGGCTTTGAGATCGTCCGTGATAATGTCCTCCTCATTGTTACCACGCCGAAACAAGCGGCGAATACGACCGGGAAACTTTTCACGTACTGCCCAGCGAAACGACAACCAGAGCCAGCGGTCGCACGGATGGCCCAGCATAGAGCCGCCCAAGTGCAGACGCGGTTCGTCCGGCTGGCTGGCGTGGTGTTCGTCAATCAGATTGGCAATGCTGTGAATGGGTGGGGGTATTGCTGTCATGTAAAAGTGGCCGAGGGTTATTAGCCCCCGGCCTTCCTTGCTATTTAGCTGCCCAAGGCGGGGCGGCGGATGGTGCAGCCGCAGCGGGTGCGGCGGCTATTGGCGGTGTGGAACCGTCAACGGCCTTAAAGCCCTTGACTTCGTTGCCCGGACCATAGGTCGGGTCGTTTTTGACCGTGACCTTGATTGACAAATTGCCGCCGAGTAGCTGGTCCGTATCTTCCAACTTTGCAATGCCAGTTGCCCGCATGATGTCACCAAGCTGCGCCCGACCGATTTCCTCCGCTTTCGGGTTTGGGTTGCGGGTGTTTAGGTTTGTAAACACCACACGCCCCTGATGCTCCGGGCCGGTGATGTCAAACCGCACCGCGATGTAGTTACCTGTTCCGGCCTTAGTGGTTTTTAGTTCGGCCCCCGCAATCGCTGCGGTGTACCATCCGGCTGGAACCGGGTCGAAACTGCGTTGTTCCGTAACCGGCATTTCGGCAATGTCAAAAGTTTGGTTAAGAAAAGCCATTAGATTATCCCTTTGTAATGGTGATTGAAGCCCGTCCGGGCTGGGTGGTAATGCCGTCAAGTAGCGGCCCGGTGATCGCTTTGTCTGCGCTTTTCCACGCTGACATATTGACCTCCGGCTTCCAACGGAACAGGCTCTGCAAATGATCTGTTAGCCCTTCTTCCGCTGCAATTTCTTGAATGCGTTCGCCGTTGACTTTACGGCTCATGCGTCCAGTGATTTTGATTTTATATCCTCCGTCCGTTTCAAAATTTTCAGTACCCTCCATATTTTCGGCAACGCCGATTAACGAAAGTAATTTGTCTTCTAGTTCGCGCCGACGTTCGGTTGCGACCTTTTCGGCTTGCTTTGCGTCAAGCCAGTTCTGGCTAAGATTTCCAAGGTCCATTATTTTGCTCCAAGTTTGGAAATGATCGCGCCAAGGTCTGCGCTTTCCCACTGATCCAGCTTGCCGCTGCGGTCTTTGGCTTGCCATAACCCGTCGCTGTCACACATCAGGCCGCGCTGCGATACGCCTTCGGCATCCTTTTCAACCCGCAGGGCGAGCATCAGATCAAAGAAATACGGCAGCGATTGGCCGGTCTTGTTACCCGGCATCGATGGGCTGTAAAGCATCCTGCCCATTTCATCCTGTGACTTTTCCAGCTTGGCCGTCATCAGAACGTGCTTTGGCAAATCGCGGAATGACCGGATAGCCTCCGCCATAGTCGTTTGCATTTCGCCATATGCCTGACGCGGGTCTTTCGCTTTGGCCTTTTCATTACCGAGGCAAACTTCAGCAATCTCGCTAATACTATCCAGCGCCACGCTGTCGTATGCTCTGGCCTCGTCGGAACCAGCCAGCCATGTATATGCCTCGCGCAGCTCGTCCATGCTGTTGACTGCAATAAACGGGATGTCTGACCCGGCGATAGAAAGCAGCCCGCCTTCCGCCGACAATATCACCGGCTTCGGCATGGTCGGGATAAGCGAGGTTTTACCTGCGCCCGCTTGGCCGTAGACCAGCAGCTTAATGCTGCTGGCCGATACGGTGTTGGTGTTTTGTAGATTGATAGCCATTTTTTATCTCCTGACGGTTTAATTATAATAACGGTCGTCTTCGACCAGCGTTTGGGCGCAAACCAAATAATCCTCAATCAATCCGTCCAGATCGTCGTTGTCGAAAGTCTCAACAACGTAATCGCCAAATGATTTAAGTTCTGCCGCCGCTGCGGTATGGTTAATCCGGCTTGCCATCGCGCCGATGGTAGCGCCAACGCCGGGAAGCACTGCGGATCGAGTCCAGCGTCCTGCCGGTACTTCGTCGCGAACCGTGCGGGCGATTGCAAGGGCGGCTTCCACAATCGCTTGGTCGTCGTACATTGCATCAAGGTCGTTCATGTCTTTTTCTCCTACTTAATCGCGGTTGGGTTATCCGGTTGCGATTTTGTATTTACATATAAACACAGATTGTATTATGGTGTAAACAGTTAATTTCACACAGGAGCAAAAAAAATGACAACGGACGAAGCTATTGCCTATTTTGGCGACCGCAAGAAAATGGCCGAGGCGCTTGGCATTGGGCTGCACGGCACCTATCGATGGGGCGACCATCCGCCTAAACTGCGGCAGTTTCAGATTGAGCGCTTGAGCGATGGGAAGTTGAAGGCATCATGAATATATTTTATTTAGACGAGTGCCCTGTTAAATCCGCACAGGCGCAGTGCGACAAGCACGTTGTCAAAATGATTCTTGAAACAGCGCAGCTGCTTAGCACCGCGCATCGTTTGCTAGATGGCGACGAATACGCAGATGAGGCTGGTTTATATAAAACCACGCATAAAAATCATCCAAGTGCCGTGTGGGTTCGGGAATGCGTTGCAAATTATCATTGGACGCACTTGCACCTGACTGCGCTTTGTGCGGAATACACTCGGCGTTACAACAAAACGCATAAAACCCAGCGTTTGCTTGCACCGCTGGCTTTTGCGCCGAGCGCCATATCGCCCAACGAGGCGTTGACCGATGTGCCGCAGTGTATGCCCGATGATTACAAATGCAGCGATAGCGTCGCTGCATATCGCAGCTACTATCAGCAAGATAAGCTATCCCAACCTTGGGCAAAATATGCCTACACGGAGGCACCCGCATGGGCGATGTAATGGAAACCCTCGACCAGCGCGAGCAACAATATGGTGATTACCGCGACGTTGCCAAAATTTCGCAGCTTATAAAAATGGCGCTGAGAGATGTTTGTGATACCGGCAGTTTGTCATATGCCCAGCGCGAAAGCCTTGACATGATGGCGTCAAAAATGGCGCGGATTGTTTCCGGCGACCCCGACAATATTGACCACTGGCTTGATATTGAGGGCTACGCTAGGTTGGTGAGAAATATATTGGAACGAGCAAATGGCTGACATAAAAGACATATTCGGCGGGCCGTTTGTCCCGTCTAACAAACAGGTCGATCCACCTGAGTTGCAATTAGCTGACGCCATGCGATCCGCAGGGATTGAGCCGCCGCGTGATATCAAGATAGACGGCCAGCTTCACCGCTTTAGCACCAAAGGCCGCAAACGCGACGATTCAGGCTGGTATATTGCGTTTCCAGATGAGCCGGTGGCTGGGCGTTTTGGGTGCTGGCGCGATCAGATTGACGCCGTATTTAAGGCCGAAATAGGCCGCGATTTGTCACCCGCTGAAAATATGGCAACTCTACGGCGGCAGTCGGAAGCCAAAGCCGAACGCGATCTGGCACGGCAGCGCAAGGCGGAAGTTGCAGCCAGCACTGTCGAGACAATTTGGCGGGATGCAATCGCCGCAAGCCCGGATCATCCGTATCTAAAGCGCAAGGGCATCAATCCCCACGGCGCACGATTGACCGGCGACGGTCGGTTAATTGTGCCGTTGTACGCCGCAGACGGCGATCTCGCTTCGTTACAATATATTTCAGAAGATGAAAAGCGCTACCATCCCGGCGGCACAACAAAATCATGCTCATGGACGTTGGGCGAGGTAACGCCGGGGCCGATATTTGTAGCCGAGGGCTACGCTACTGCCGCGACTATCCATGAAATATCCGGTCGGCCTTGCGTTATTGCCTACAGCGCGAATAACCTGCCGGAAATAGTCGGCCAGTTGCGCGATGCACACGGCCAGACGCAGGAAATTGTAATAGTGGCAGATAATGACGCATCCGGCGTTGGCCGTAATAAGGCTGACGAGGCCAGCGCCAAACACGGCGGTCGGATTGTAATGCCGCCGATTGAGGGCGATGCAAACGATTATCATCAATCGGGCGGTGATCTGGCCGGGTTGCTCTTTCCGCCCGCAGACGATTGGCTTGTCCCGGCCGATAGCTTTTCGGAACAGCCAGACCCGATCCGCTGGCAAATCAAAAGATGGCTGCAAAGTCAAGCATTAATAATGGTTCACGGACCATCTGGCGGCGGTAAAACCTTTATGGTGCTGGATATGGTTCTATCGGTTGCCAGCAAGGGCGTTATATCTCAATGGTTCGGAAATAAGGTTCGCCACGGTACGGTTGTATATCTGGCCGGTGAGGGCCATCACGGCCTTCGGGGTAGGGTAGCCGCATGGAAGCAGCACAAGGCCGTCAGCGGGCTGGATATGTGGCTTTCACGGCACGGTCTTGATCTAAACACCCCGCAGGGCTACCAGAAAACAGTGGATGCCATTCGGTCGCTGCCCAGTGTGCCAGAGATTATCGTGGTTGACACGCTGCACAGGTTTTTGGATGGCGACGAAAATAGCGCACAGGATGCCAAATCAATGCTGGATGCTTGCGGGGCGCTGATACATGAGTTCGGTTGCAGCGTGATATTGGTGCATCATACCGGCGTGTCAAACGAGGCACAGCACCGTGCGCGGGGCAGTAGCGCATGGCGCGGGGCGTTGGATATTGAGATCAGCGTGGTCCCCGGCGATACGATTGAGATCGTACAGCGTAAATCGAAGGATGCAGAGGAAGCCAAGCCGGTATTTGCTGAGTTGCAGTCGGTGCCTATTAAGGGCTGGATGGATGAGGACGGCGACCAAGTGACCAGTGCGGTGCTGGTGGCCGGACACGAGCCTGTCAAAGCAAAGAAAGACAGTCCAATCGTCAAACATCAAAAGATGTTTGAGAATGCGTGGTGGACATCCGGCGCAGAGGATATTGACGGCCAGCCATATCTGACCCGTGCGGCATTAGCTCGCAAACTTGAAAGCGATGGCATGGCTGACCGGACAGTGCAAAATATGCTCAATCCGAGCTATGACAACAAACTTATTGGGGCGTTGCTTTTAGCAAATATGATCGAAAAGAAACATGACGGCTATGTCATAATTGATAAAGTTTGGGCATCCGCAATGGTTGCTTCACGCAATGCTTAAACAACTTTCACGTGTTACCCCAAAAACCCCTAGGGTAGTAAAAGGGTTTTTGGGGTACGAGGGGCAAAAAACCGCAGAAACGTGTACCCCAAAAACCCCCCCACCCTTTAGGGTGGGGGTTTGGGGGTACAACTGCGGGCTAGGGGTTTTTACACAAACATGGAAAGCAAAATGAAAGATTGG